AACTGAACTGTTAAGTACCCTATTAATAGGGACTTTAGGTTTGGTTATATTACTAAAGGGGGGGACAGCCTCAGCTTTTCCTTCGTTTACAAGATCCCAAGTTAAAAAGAAGTTGTGAATCCATCTCAAGACAAAATGCCTTACATGTGTAAATCTTTTAATAAAAGAATTACTAATGTACGGTAGTCCTGATAGGATTGCAACAAAAGAAATTGATATTAACCAGAAGGTTCAGATCGAAGATCTAATGAATTTTAAGGTTATTAGAGGGAATAATATTACCAATGAGGAAGCTGTTGTCAGTACAGCAGTGTATCTTGGATTCAATCCTAAATCTTCAAATTTTCGTCTAGACCAAATATTTGGTCTAGTAATGAAAAAGAGAATCTTTTTGTATTGATTCCATAAGTCACTTAAAGACTTAAGAGGAACAAATGATTTACGTGTCAATGTTTTGTAATAAAACATCGATACATCAATCATGGAAATCCCATATGGTTCAAGGAAACTTTTAAAAAGAACTTCCATTGATTTTACATCAAGGTTATTCTTATTAAGGTTCCAAAAGCCACCTTGGGGTCCTAAGATACTAAATATTCATTTGGCCTGAGATAAATCATTTTTATCAAATAATTTTCTTAACCATTTGGATAATACTGACAGTTCTAGTTTCAAAATTGAATCATATTCTTTTTTATTGTAATCAGCTATAACCGAGGTTATAAACAATGGATTTCTGATTGCTTGCATCATTGCTTTTGCCCCTAAAGGTGTTAGATTAACACCCGTGGAGTAAAACCAATTTTTTGCAAACTCAATCATTTTACCATCAAAACCTTTTATAGGGTTTATGACTACACCTAAAACGATATTCATCAACTTGTTATAGGACTCTGCCAGTTTCTGAGAGGCAATGGCAACATCGTCTCCCAGAATAGCATACATAGGTATCCGATTCCCGTTTTCATCTCTTTGTAACGAGATTCCTGCATCAACTAACGCTGAATGCATGATTACATGGTTGGTTAAAGCCAACATTGCAAATGATGAGTAAGCCCCCATCGGTTGACCAACCTCATAGAGATACTGTTTACCCTTAAATTCATAAGGGTATCTTAATAATTTTCTCCATAATTCTCCCGGTAAACCTAACTCAGTTAAGATATCTGCCTGTAATATTACAGGTAGTCTATCAGTAGCTGCAGAAAGATCAACCGATTGAAATTCTGGATAAACTTTAAGATCTAACAGATTTCTTACAGGTTGCAACTGATTATTCGTTCCATCCTCGGGTACTTTTGTATCCAAGAAGGAATAAATACAATCATGTAAAGGTCTTAAAAGTATTTGTACCCAATTATTAGTAATTCCAACAATTCTACATTTACCTCTTAATTCTTTGATTAATCCTAATCTACCTAAACTAAGGTCGATAGGAAAAAGAATCAAAGGTAAACATATTATTGATACCAGTATTAAAACACTGATATAATGGAAATACCGTAATCGGAACGCATACTTGAAAACCGAAACATAGATTGTAGGGTTTCTCATTAATGCAATAAGGTCTAAACCAATACTCAAATAGGCTATGTTAGCATTAACACCTCCCTTTGTACTCATAAAGAATGTAGGAGATTTTAATCTCTTCCGTTCAAAATAAGTAAAAGCATCTAAAGATTTCAAAGCCTTTCTGATCATTACCTTATCAAGAGTAGGTGATTGTCCTGTAAAAGGACCAATCACTGTCTCAAAATTCGGTATATGATCTTTAGGACTAAGAGCTCTGAAGATACTAAAGGTTGATATTATTGCTCTAATTAATGGAGAAGGTTGTAAACCTTTATCTAAATCTCTAACCAGAGATTCAAATAGTAGTTTATTTTCCATTCCCATTATTTTAGGTAGCCCATTTTTGTATTTCTTAACCCATGTTTTCTTGTTATTCAATCCCTTACCAGCAATAAAATTTCCAATTAACCGTAAACATTCTGTTAGATATTGGATCGTGAAAAGAACTCCTGATGTTATTCAGATTTTCTCAAAACGAAGCCCAAGATTTAAGAGTTTGTCTCGGTCGTTGTTACTCAATTGAAGTAGTAAACCAATTGCACTTATATAACGTTTTATCTCGGGTCTATCTAAAGGTGTCATTGACTCCTTTTTGATAGTTTTTAAACCTTTTAATTTCATTTTATCTATTAAACCTACGATTTGTAGGATTGAATAAATAAAAGTAAAATAAAGGAATAAAACCAAGATATCACCTATATAAGGAATATTGAATAGATTGTTTAGATTTAATGTGTTAAATGTAACTTTTGTTATGTTTAATATGTTTTGTCTTACACAATCACTTCTTTGGGTAAAGTTGGTTAATTTTTACGCTTAGGGGTCATTCCTGACCCTTACGGTTAGGGTGTTAGCCTTCGTGCGGGTTCTCCTCTATTCAAAGAGACCTAACCAATCGATACTTAATAAAGCTTTTGTTTTGCCGTATTCGTACGGTATAGCAAACTCGCAGTACCTTGACATGAGAATACTGTTACTTTTGACCAACCCCGTTTGGGGTTAGGAGAAAGTGAGGTGCGCTTATTGCTAGCTTACAACGAAAAACAGAATTGATTCCGCGGGAAACTAGGTCGCTGCCTTTAGGGCAGCA